AAGAATTTCTGAGCGACCATGTTAGGAAGGTCGACACATTGCATACCATAAGCGCCATCTGCATCGACCCCTATACCACGGTCGGCAAGACTACGAACCCAAGTAAGTACCTCAGATCGTGTTGCCATTAAATGCTCCTATATTAATGTCCGTCATCTTCTGACGCTTTTTCTTCGTTGTAGCGTTTCGTAGAGATCATCAGAACAGATCCTGCAAATGTTGCAAATAGACCGATTGTTGCTGTAATCTTAGTTGCATCGAAACCATATAGCACACCAAGACCTGCAATTAGAGTAACTAAAGCAGGTACGACGTTAAGAAGAATAAATTTAGCAGTATTGTATTGTTCATTTGAAAGTTTCATTTGTTGTTACCTCGTGTTTCACTATAGCTACGGACAAGTACTTTAATCTCGTCCATATCATTCTTTACGGATTTAAGACTCTCGTTCATATAATCCATTCGCTCAACTAAAGCCCGAATAATCTTCTGTTCCTCTTCATACTTATCCAATCTCAAAGTATGACTATCCATAAGTTTTTCATTATGCTTATCGGATACCTCAAGTTCAGTTAGGCGGTGCTCTAAATCGGCTGCTCGGTTTTTAGAGGAAATATAGAAGCTGCCCATACTAATAACGATTGGAATAACGACAGTTATAAACCAATGCATCAACTCTTTTTCTTGCATGTTTCTCCTTTTTATTCAATTCGTGGCATAACTACGCTAAGAGCACCTTGTTGGAGCATTTCTGATAGTTTCTGACCTTTATACGAATACCCTTCTCCTTCTTGCATTGCAAATAAGAATAAGGTCTTTGTGTCCTTTGGCCATTTCACATTTGTATCAAATGGATAAGGCATAACAACAACATCACCATTCATATATCGTTTACCGTTTACTAGCGGTTTTGCGACTGATGCAATACGGTTGTATGCAGGGATATTCATATTACCTTGAATAGATACAGCAAATGCTACAAGAACGTCCATTGCGTCATCGACATTGCTGAGCTTTTCATCGACTTTCTCAAATCGTTCATTCTCAGCCTTGCTAGGGAAGTTGATGTCATAATGCTTTTGCATAGCAAGTTTATATAGTTCCGCATTGCTTAAGTCAATAACGGCTTCTTCTAGAAATACATGAACTACCGACCCATTATCATCAACAAGAATAACATGAGTTCGCTTATTATTGGTTGAATCGTAATCCAACGATTTAGATTTAAACTCTAATTTAGACATTTAAATCTCCTTTCATAAATGTATTTGTATGGTGGGTACCTTATTTATTCGCAACTGATGGAAATGGGTCATTCGTAATGTATGTTACAGTCCCTTCATATATAGCAGTTCGCGTTATGCCTGTAGTTATATTTATAACTCCATCAGGATTTAAATGCAATATAGTATTACCTAAAAAAGAAGATCGATCATTCAATGATAGAATAAGTGTTGCCTGGTTCGTAGGGCGAAAACCTTCTGGTAATATTTCATTACATTTTTGATTCTCATATTGTTGAGAAATCGTTCTAGCTATTCTAGGAATATGTATAGTGACCAGATTACCACTTCGAGTTATGGTTGCAGGCATGTCCCAAGGCATGGTAAACGCCATATGAATATATGTTGGTTTTTTAGATGCGAGCGCATCAGCCTCACAAATATAGGTTTGTTCCCAGTCGGTCCAGTTATTACCCCCGTCTCGCCATCGAACCCAGGTATTTAGTGTATCGTCCATAAACCTCTGAAAGACTTCTTTATGGTTCAAGGCAAATACTTCTAGCATACCGTGCTTTTGTGTGTCAGGGCCATTCTTTGCTCCACTTTGTTTCCCAAAGACCATGTAAAGACCTGTTTCAGTAATGGTATTATAGTCTTTTCTAGAAAGTCGAACGTCTTGAATGCGCCCGTCAAGTGTAGTTAACGGATATTGCTGAATATTCTTATTCGCAATCTTAATACCATTAGCATTTAGCAGACCTGATGAATAAATATCTCCAGCAACGTCAAGCATACCACGTTCACGTATTTTACCAATACCAATACCATTTTGATCCATAGACATTATTACAGATCTTGTAGCAACTTCCACCCTAAATTCAGAACTTGTAAACTTGTCACCAACAGTCCCTATAATAACATATGACATATCAGGTCTATAATCAGAACCTAGATTAGCTGATGAATTTACTAACTCAGATATTGAAGTAAATGATGCAGTAGCAGGGCCGTTGTCAGCGACGTAATTTTTCGATCCGAACGGCGCGACCTTAAAGGATACAGACATTGTATTTCGTGGTGTTCCGTTCATCGGAAGTGGGGCCACTTTTATATTTCTAGTAACTTGAATCTTTTCACCATTAGTACCTACACGTTTTGCATCAAAACTGATTTGAGGTAAAAAATAATCAAGAAACTCTATATCTACTATTTTTGGATCACTAGTACGTCCACGACTATCGGTAACAGTTGCTTTAACTTTTGCTTTACCGACCATTGTAACATTCCCAATAACACCATCCTCATTATAAGATGAATACGGTTGATCGACAATAGTAGCCGAGTAACTAGATATCGTCGAGCCATATGCCCCTGCTGGATTTACATAGCCGACTTTTAATCTCGATATAGTAGATGCGAATATATTCGTACCTAATAGTTTGTTTATAGCAGAATTTTCATCTGTAACGTTGATAGAACCAAGTGTCGGTTTAACACTATCTGGTACGTTCAAAGTTATGGTTTTTATATCCTTCCCGACTTCTCTACCGTTTTGATAAGTAATGTATATTACACTACCAACCCCACTATTTGTATCAGGAATTTGATTGCATAATTCTAAGGGTGGCGTCCAACTAAAGCTAGTATCGAACCGAACATACCCTGTAACAGTCTTTTTCCAGTTACCAAATACAACTTCTGCCGAATGTAAATAGTCGCTTCCGTTTCGTTCAACAGAAAGAGTAACAGGGCTACCTATATCACCTGTAACGTTTTGCCCTTTACTTATCTTAATTAAGTCTTTTAGTTTAATCGAAAACTGGGCCTTAGCTCTATCATAACCACCAAGACCAAGAACATATTCACAAGATATTGTTACTGTCTTGGTACCGTCTGCATTGTGTGGAATTAGATAATCCTTACCAAATATACTACGACGCTGATTTGGTGCTATAGCGGGGTCGATATTATAATGTTCCTCGATACCTCCAACATTAAGCCATAATGTTTTTGCGCCATTACCTTGGTATATAGTACCGCCGTTAACGGATATTAATCGAACTTGCACATTAACAAGTGTCGCGTTTTGTTCTGGTTTAGAAGCTTGCCAGTCAGACCATAATTCTAACTGCATATACTGCCCCCAGCCACCTGTAAAGTTAACAACAACCATATTATATCACCCCCCTACATATAATGTTAAATTTCGATCAAGATTCAAAGGATCCTGCATGGTTACAAAGCGTCCAATACGAAGCGATTTCACAAACACACCATTGTCAATTTGCAGAACCCCTTGAGAGATAGACGCTACTTCTCTACCACCAGATATGAATGAGATACGATCTGTTGATACCATGACTTTAGATGAGCCATCTTTTTGACCGACTATAATACCTTCTTCGGATTGCGACATATAGGTATTAACAAATTCTGTCATAATTTTAAGCTCGCCAACTTTATTCTGTAAATCAGTAATGCGTTCACTTGCTCGAAGAACAGCAGACTCTGCATCTTTACGACCCGCCTCATCAACGGCCATTACATTCTTAATCTGTGCAACCCATTCATCAACAATACTTTGTGACGCTTTAGCTTCCAACTCTGCTTTAAGCAAATCATTTCGTTCACTCAACCTATTTAATTGTTCTTGTGTAACATTTAAATCGGCTTTTGAAGAAATAGAATCTTCAAGATCTTCAGGCGCGATAGAATAGTCGGTTACAGTATTCCCGACTTCGACTTTAATTCCTGTGACCCAAGCAGTACCGCTCTTTACGTTCTCGAGAACAAACCAAAATGCCGATCGTATATGATCGTAATTAGGATCCGATCCAAAATCATAAACAGATTTTATTTGAAACCATCCTGATGTACCAGTAAACCCAAAAAGATTAGGGTAACTAACTGGACTAATAACGTTCCTATCTTTACTCCATTTATATAAACCACGCGATTTAAAGCAGTTAAATTTTGAATAACCTTGACCGTTTGATACTACATTTTCATATTTAACCCATGCTTGAAATGCAACTTTTCCGTATAATTTTCTTGTAAATTCAGGAGCAAGATTAAAGATTATAGAATTTTTACCTTGTGTGGTTTCAAGTCTATAGCATTCGATTTGTCCGGTAACATGTCCATCTGGAAGTTTTTCGATCGCAGCAAAACCTGTACATTTATTTTTAATCCATAGATTACGACCACCTACCGATATATCTCCATTTAAAGAAGTCCATTTATATCTTGTAGGATCAGTACTATCTGCTTGAGTAAAATCGGTATATGTACCAATATAATACTTACCAACAGAAGAACCAATACTAAATCCTTTTCTGCCATCTTCAGACTCTGCGTAAGCAAAATGGACATATGATGTTTTTCCATCAGCCCCAGCTTTACCAGGAGTACCATCAGAACCCTTTATCTTAGTCCACTTATACACATTAGGATTTGTACTATCTGCTTGATTAAAGTCAGTATATGTACCAATATATTCTTTACCACTAGAATCACTAACACTGAAACCAGAAGTTCCATTTGCAGAATTAGAATATGCGAAATGAATATATGGAGTACGACCATCAGCACCCTTAGGGCCGGGAAGACCATTAGCTCCATCATCACCTTTCCACTTCGTCCATTTATAACTATTAGGATTTGTACTATCAACAGAATTAAAATCCTGATAAATACCTATATATGGCTTATTAGAATCTGTCTGACTCATACCTGCGCCAAACGCATTGTCGGCATAAGCAATATGTGTATATTGCGTTCTACCATCAGCACCTCTTTGACCAGGTATACCTTGATCACCTTTTGGACCTTGTGGGCCTTGAATACCTGGTGCTCCGTTAGCACCGTCAGCGCCCTTTATAAGAGACCATTTGTACTTGGTAGGATCGGTACTATCTGCTTGAGTAAAGTCGGTATATGTACCCATATATTTCTTATTAGGGTCACCATATACCGTGAAGCCTGTTCTTCCGTCTGCACTATCAGCATAAGCGAAGTGGACATACGGAGTGCGACCATCAGCTCCAGGTTTACCAGGTGTACCGTTAGCGCCATCTGCACCGCGAACTTTTTGCCATTGATATCTTTTAGGATCTTGAGAATCTTCTTCGGTATAGTCGGTATACGTACCCATATATATCTTCGCAGTTACATCCGCTTTAACCTTAATTGGTTCACTATCAATATCGCCAACAAGAGCCATCGTTTCACTAGTTGTGAATCCTTTATATCCATCAGGAGAATCAGCATAAGCGAAGTGAACATACGGAGTACGACCATCAGCACCAGGCTTACCTGGGATACCATTAGCACCGTCACTACCTTTCCATTTAGACCAGGTATAATCTTCCGGATCATCACTACCAACAAAATTAAAATCTTGGTAGATACCAATATGGGTGTATCTAGAGCCTTCTTTTGGATCCTTTGTAAAACCCGAATAGGTAGTCTTATGCGGTCTCCCTGCTTCACCATATTCTATTGAAGCATTACACCAAGCAAGGTGCGTATATTGGGTTTTACCATCATCCAAATCAACAATAGTAATCTGACCTGTTGAAACTAATGTCATAATACGTCACCTCCTTTACTTGGTTGCAATAGCAACAGAAAACGTTGCTTTATTTTCTATATCAATACGTGTTACGCTAACATGTTTCCTTTTAGACTCAGGACGTTGCCCCCAAGGTTCATCGATTTCACCATTGGCATTGGTCTTCGTCCAGATATAATTAAATGCGTCACCGTGAGTATCAATTTCAACGTCATCCCTAAATAACTTAGCAGTCAAAACAGTCTCAATGACACCGTTTTTAAACACATCGCCATTACTAGACTCAACTACAGTAAGAACAGGAGATACTCCGTCGTTCACAGTAGCAATAGTAATATCTTGGAACTCAACCATCTGACCTTGAACCCATGCTTGAATTGTAATAAGTGCGTTACCACTAGTACCAACATTAGATCGAGATACTCTAAAGCGGCTTCCGCTACCAGCAAGGTTACTGTCAATGAAGTAACTGAAATCGACATCTGTAACTTCAGATTTACCTTTATACAAAGTTGGAATCAACTCACAACTGTCTGTAAGTTCACGGAACATAGTAGGCCCTGTAGTTTTTACAGTCATTTTGAAAGGTTGGGCATCATTGATCATTCGAGACATTGTATTCATCAACGTAGAGTTATTAGTTGGTCTAACAGCTACCACATTTGATAAAGTAAGCTTTGTCTTACTAGGATCGGTTGAGCAACGTACCATTTCAACAACTCGAGCACGAATAAGAAGGCCGCCAACAAAGTTCTCATCAGTCATGAAGATCACATCACCAATCTTGATATCGTATTGTTGAAGAACTATCGCCGAGTTAAGGTTAATCTCCCATGTTGTAATAGGATACATGTAATTACGGAGCATCTTAACGCCGTAAGCCCATGCTTCATCTGATGTTGTGAATTCTGTCTTAACATCACGAACGATCCAGGGGTCACAATTATCGCGTTTGTTTACTGACGGATAAAGTTTGGCTGAGATCGGAGCATAGATTGTATGAGATCCTCTGTTGCAATACATCTCGACATGAGTTCCATCAGGAGCTTTGATCTCCCTAGAGTTAGGGAATGTGATATAAGCACCATCTTTGTTCCGCATACGAATTGCAGAAAATAAGTTTGTCTTATCTTCTTTTTTAACAACAGAAGAAACGTCGCGCCCCATCTGCAATCTGATATCTGTACGAACACGCCCTAAACCGGGCTCATTATCTTTTGCAGTATTACGAGATTTATAAACATTAAGTATATACTTATCAATCTGGCCACCATCGGTAAGCTTAGTTATAATCTCCATCTCACCATCAAACGATTCAACAAGTTTAAGAATACGTGCAAGACATGTGTCGTCATCTGATTCAAACTTAAGAGTTTGTTTAGTATTACGAACTTCACAGATACCTAATTCAATACGAGTATATGTAAAGAGTTGCATAGCTTCGATATACTCTAAGAATGTTTTAGCATCCTTACTTTCATAAGCAACAACCTTCTCATTAAGCAACTCTAAATTGGTTGTGACACATTCCAATGTAATGGTATAGTCAGTCTCTCTACGAGTCATTACATTAAACACATAGTCGGTATTGTCTTCATGAAATGAAATATACGACTCGGTAGTAAGATTGGCTATGCGCTCATTTAAAACGCCATTTGAATATTTATCGACAGTAAAAGTAAAGGTAGCCGAACCCTTACCGCAGTATTGATGGAACTCTTCATCATAATATTTCAGAGAGTCGGGCACATCGTTGTTAATATGATCAACGATATTCATTGCATTATCATGAACTGCTAACTGCCATGCAGGTTTTACATTCATTTTGAAGTTTCGGCCTCCTTTCTTACAGCCATGCTTCTTCCCACTCCACACTAACCTCAGGGGCTGTTGTAACAAATCCGGAAGAATGAATTTCTAATTGTGACTCGCCAGGTGGGATCGAGAAGTATCGAGACCCATTTGCTAAATCGCCCTCAGCACTAACACCTTGAGTCGAGGCCTCTGGATCAGAAATATAAAAGATTTTACCCTTATACATATCTACTACAAGTTCGCTTCCCGCATTGTATTTATTAGGCACAAGATCATACCGTTCAACGTTTGTCTTTTGGAATTTAAGAGATTGTACGCACAATGTATCAAGGTGCCCTATACCTGGTCTTTCATCTCTAAATCGACCATATAAAATCCAAATTTTTGAGCATTCTAAATTCTCCTTGGATGCGTCAACTATGGTTTTCGGTATACCAGAATAACTGAACGTAAATTTGCCTCCGTCTTTAATAATATATACATTACCCGTTCTACTATTAAATCCCGGATTAGGGAGTTGCTGTCCCGGTTCATTGTTATTAGAACCGAATATATTTTCTTCACGAGGTTGTTGATGGATATCCTTAGTAGTAAAGCACTGTACGGTCCTATCGCTATCAGTTGTCCATTTATCTAAGCTATATGCGCAGATAAGTCGATCGTTATCGTCCATAAACATAATTGCTAACAGACCAGTTTGGCCAATTTTAGATGCCCAAAGTTTTAGGTTAAAATCACAACGGAAGTTCTTAGCACCTTTCACATTGTTCTTATCAGCGGGCAGAGCGTACTCATATACAGCACACCCCCAGTCTTGACCAACACCTTTAGACCCAGAACGAGTCCAATGTAACCCAGGGCACGGATACCCAACACTACCAGCGTCTCTAGGAGCCCAATCAAGAGTTAGGTCGCTAATTTCAGCATGGTTGGCATACTGCAAAGGCGATTGCGATCTTAATTTATTACTAATATTAACGCCTTTACGCCATCCTGTAGAATCATTAGGTGTTAAATTTAGCAATAACTGTGACTGATCATACGACCCAGATGCAGCAGAGAGACCTTCACGTCTAGATGCACTTGTCCCAATCTCCATTACACCGTTTTTATTAACAATACCAATCCATCCGTTTGTCCCGGCGTTCTTAATTCGAATGCGAGGATATGCTGGTGCGCTTCCTGCATTATTTAAAGTCATTTTGACAATAGCTCCATCTTTAGTAAGAGATCCGATATCAGGCGAGTTTGTCTTTGATGTCAGCACCTTCGTAAGCTCCGAATGTAATAAACCATCTGGAACTTCAAAGGAAATAGACACCGTAGCCTGACTTTTCTGTAAATCTTCAGTAAACTTCGGTTGTCCTGCTGTAACGGCAAGATAATATTTACCATCCTGATCATCGAACTGCAATTTCTTTGGTCCATCAGGACAGTCAAGAGCCCTAGCCAATTTCGTACGAAGCGAAAGTAACTCAGCAGGGCTACCTGTCTTTTGTCCTTCAATAGTAATATCATAAGAACTTCTTCTACCAGAAATCCACGTCTTACCAAAACGGCCAGTGCCAGCAGAATATGTATGTTCCTGACCAGCACCAGCATTACGTTCAACTTTAGTTACAGCATCAAGAAGTTTACCGATATCAACAGCATCGGTTCCTTCACCAAAGATTATGGAGAAATAGCTTTCATCTCTCATAATCGTGGTAACACTCCATCTAACATATTTAATCGATCGTTATAAGTCCGTTGCGCATCTGCCATTCCTGGCGCCAATGAACGGCTTACAAGATCTTTATCAAAGTAAAGTGGGTTAACCTGTCTTTGAGCAAGAAGGTCGTTCCCAACAGCAGAGTTTTCAGTTAGAATTTCTAACTTACGGTCTACGTTATTTAGCCCCCGTACCACTTCATCAATAGAATAACGATTAGAAGCAATACTACGGCTTGTAGGATTAAGCGACGAATAATCAATATTTGCGCCAGTGAGACCAAGATAACCAACTCCGTTCCATTTATACCCATCGATATTAGACATATCAAGAACCGGAGAAATTACAGGGGAAAGTTCCATATTGTTATCAAGATATTCCGATGTTTCGCCAAGAGCGTCTTGAATGTATTGTTGGACTTTTCCTAGACCGTTATTAACAGCATTAAAGGATCCTGTAGAGCCCAAACCTGAAGCAAATTCAGTCATAATAGCAAGTCCGGATCTAGATACTTGTCTCCATCCGTCACCAGAGAAGGGACCTTCTTTTGCTGGAGAGTGTGGGAACAAGTTTTGAGCCGCGGTCATAATAGAACTCACGGCGCCTTGTACAGCGGCCATCGCTCTAGCGCTTGCAATACCTGCTGCAAATGATTCAGATACTGCGGCACCTGATCCAGACGCATCAAAATTCATACCATTACCAGCGGCAGTAGCTAAAGCAGCACCAGCACCTTGTGCTTCGCCGGCTCCTGAATTTATTGTATCAGAAAAATCTTTTGACGCTTTGTGACCTGCCGGTTTACCATCAACAGTTTCCAGACCTTTATTTGCGCTATCAGCAACAGACTTCGCAGATTGATGAATCTCCCCTTTAGAGGCCACAATAATCTGACCTACTTTATGTAGCTCTTCCTGAGTCATATATTTGCCAGACTCATAGTTAGAAAGTAATTTATTAGCTTCTTCTTGACTAATGCCAATTTTAGGAAGTATCTCGGAATACATACCGTCAATCTTGCTCGATACTGTTTCTCTTGTCTTATCAACTTCTGCGCCAGCTCGTTCAGGAGCCTCTTCAACAGGCCTCATGAAGTCATCCATGTGTGCTTGTGAAACTTGAGAGAAATCTCCATTGGCTAACTCCGCAAGCATCGCAGGTGGAATTCGACCAGTTTTAAGTGCGGCAACCGCTAGAGTAACATCCAAGCGTCCGCCCAAATATGTATCCAAGTTCGTAAATGCTTGGGTTACAAGACCGACATCGAAATTACCGTTTCCAGAAAGCCCTACTTCTACAGCGGCTTTAACTTCTTCGGCTCTCTTACCTGCGGCTTCTGCAGACCCATCAAATCCAGACAAATACTGTTGCATTTGTTCCATGGACATGCCTGAGAAATCGCCCTCCGCCATTTTCTGGAGCATCTCTTGAGGGATTTGTCCAGATTTAAGTGAGGCCATAGCCTTAGTCATATCAAGTTGGCCACCAAGGTGTTCGTTGAGTTTACCAAAGGCGCCATTAAGTAGGCCCATGTCCCAATTACCGTCTCCACCAAGTCCTTGTTCAAGGGTTTTCTTGATATCGTCAGCGTTTGTCTTAACTTCAGGTTTAGCTGTAAGTACGCCATTAGCGTAGTCATACCCTGCTTTTTCAGCAATCTGTTTGACCTGCGCTTCAGACATACCCATTTCAACCATTTTGGCGAATAGTTTACCTGCGTCATTAGCATCGATAGTTTTATTCTTAAGGCCTTGTATAAACTCATTAGCACCTTGGATACCTAATTGCGAACAGAATGTCTTAAAGTATTCAAGCCCATCTTTTGACTTAGCTGCAATATTCATAGCGCCTTGGACTTCAGCGGTACCTAGCCTATCCAACTGCTTAATTGCAGCATCAACACCGCCTTTAGCAGCAAGTTCCGCATAGGTTTTAATACCGTCAACACGTTCATGCAACCATTTTTCAAATCCTTGAGCGCCGCTTTGTAGAGAGTCTTTAGCCTTTTCAAAATATTCCCCAACCCAAGGTAATTGCCCGAGGGTATCAAGAATAAAAGCAAGCATCGAGGTTAGAATCTCTACAAGTAGTGAGAATATAGATGAAAGTACATCTGTCACAGAAACGGCAATAAGATTCCCGTTATTACGTATCCATTGTGCAATCTGCTGCAGACCTAATAATATAGAATCAAGGAGTCTAGTAACAAGTCTAGGAATTGCCGCGGCAACCGCATCAACAGCAGCAGAAACACCATCAACAAGTGCTGAAGTCATGTCGCCAATGGATTGTCCAATCCCAATAACGATACCCTTTATAAGATCGATACCTATTTGAATAACTTTACCAATATTACCAGCAACGCCTCGAATTAATCCTTCTACAAGCCCTTCGGCCATTCCGGCAACAACTTCCGCAACATCACCAGATGATTTAGATGCTTCAGCAAAGAATTTACGGAAGTTTTCACCACCTTCTTTACCAAGTCTTGATACAGTATCGATAAGTTTAGTGATAGCATCGATAATAGAAGCAATACCTTGTAAGAAGTACCCTATACCGGCTGAAGCAATACCGATAGCACCCCCGATCATAAGAATACTGCTACCTAATGCTTCCAATCCAGCGATTGCTTCAAAACCACCGAACTTACCAAGTAAGCCGCCAATAGTAGCGATTGCCGCAACTACACCTACAAGCATCCCTACTTGTAATAAGATATTATTCACAGGTATCTTAGTCAATTCTTTAAGCGCATATACTGAAGCCATCAACGCAGCAACTGTAGCACCGAGACCGATAATACCATCCCTCTTGATGTTCTGAGCAGCTTGTCCGATTTTAACGAACGCATAGACCACACCAACAAGGGCAAGACAGGCGCCAACAGTTTTAAGGAAGTTACCTTCCATCTTACTTAGAAGAAG